GGTGACACCACCACCTTCCCATCCGGCGCAGGCATTGTGTTCTACGAGGGCGGGTATCCAGGTCAGCCGGTGTACGTTCAGTATTCGGCACCGTTCGGGTCCGTGGATTACTCCGTCACCAACGGAAGCGGCGGTCTCATCACCGCAGGCGTCAACGAGTTCAAAGCTCCGTACACCGGGACCTTCACCTCAGCCGACATTGGTAAGACGCTTGGGATTCCTGGGGCTGGGGTTGGCGGCAGCGATTTCGCCACCACCATTACTGGCGTTATCTCTGCAACAGATGTCATTACTGCGGACGGTATTCCAACCGCCGTTTCCAATGCTCCGTTCACCTACGCCGGTTATTCCAATTTTGATGTCACCTCGCAGACGGGCATGACCAAGACCATGCTTGACATTCCGCCGCTCGGAGCAGAGATCCAGTTGACGCTGCCCCGTGAGATCAAGCGTAACTTCATGGAGTCGCAGCCCGATCCTCGCAAGGCTCCCGAGGTTCCGTCGCTCGCCGTTGCCAACTCGGTACAGGCGCTCACCATTCTGTACAACCAGCGTGTCTCGGAGGAGGCCGGTCGTCTGAGTCGTCAGTACACCCGAGTTGAGGCGTACTAATGGCATCTCATGCCTTTACCTATCCGCTTCATTCGGGAACCGCCTCTGGCACTACTGTTGATGCGCTGACCTATAACACGCAGTCTGTATCCGCTGGCATCTCAACTGCTCCGCCGCAAGGTGCGTTCCCTGTCAGCATTGCTGGCCGAAGCTACATGGTGGACACCTCGTTTGAGCCGTACCGCCGTGAAGCATTTCGCCACAAGTCCATCCCGCCGCTGCGTCAGTCGCTGCACTTCACCAACGTTGCCGACGATGGCACGATCTCAACCGAGGGACTGTGGAGGCGTGAAGGTCGAAGCTGGAACTTGGGCGAAGGCCAGATTTACTTTGACCGGATCAACTCAGATCCTCGCTTGGCAATTGGTTCTGATGCTTCTCGTTTTTACCAAAGCAAGGGCATTGACCCTTGGACTCAGTGGCAACTCAAGCTCCTGCCGGATACGGTACAGCAATACAATTCCTCCAACACCGTCAAGGCCGTTCGATGTGGTGCCTATGTCTACATCATTGACAATAACACTCTGAAGTTCACAAGTTCGTGGGGTACTTACACCACCGTCTCTGGCATCTCAGGAACGATCCTTGATGTCGCCACAGATGGTTTCTACATTTGGGTTCTCAGCACGAGTGGTCTGTACCAGGGCATTGCTGGCAATTCAGATGGTGTCGTCACTCTCGTCACGATGTCGCTGGCTGGCTTTGCGGGCAGCACCCCATCGGGAATCATTAAGTTCATCGGTGGCCGACTCATCATGGTCACAAACAACTGTCGAGCATTTGCGGCCAAGAAGATTCCGCAGAGCGGCGGTGCCCCCGTCAGTGGGGTGATTACATCGGGTTCTACGATTTGGGACCTGTCATCAACGGTCAACACCGCTGCCCTTCCGGCAGTCATTGGCTACCTGACCTCCTCCGTTACTTCTTCGTCAACCACGTTCAACGTTGACTACATCACAACCGCAGAATCCAACAACACCATTCTTTACATTGAAGGTGAACAGGTCAAGCTCAACGGTGCCATCTCAGTTGGCGGTACTTCAATGACCGTTTCCCGTGGGCAGAACTCCACAACCGCAGTTGCTCACGCTGCCGGTACGCCGATCTACGCAGCGCCTGCTTCAATCTCCACTTTGTCGGCTCTCTACACCCACCCCAACCCCAACTGGACCTGGAGTGCTGTCACCTCTGGCTCGTCCCAGATTTACTTTGCTGGCTACGTTCTGACCAATGCGCTTGAGTCCGACCCTTCTGCGGTGTATCGCTCAACAATCACCACCACGGCCACCACGGCAAGCAACACAAACATCACACCCGGCGACCTGACGGTTCCTGTGGTTGCCCTGCCATTCCCGGCTGGCGAATACCCTACGGCAATGCGTGGTTATCTCAACTTCATCTTTGTGGGAACCAACAAGGGTATCCGCATGTGCCAGACGTTGAACTCATACGACCCAGCGGGCAACACCGGCGATCTCAAGTCTGGTCCTCTGACGCCAAACATCACTCACGTCCCCACCTCCCCTGTCACCGGGATCGTTGGGCACGACCGCTACATCTACTGGGCTTGGAACAACTACGACTCGCAATCCACGGGTCTTGGCCGTTTGGACCTGACAACCTTTGTTGACGCCTTGGCTCCGGCCTACGCCTCGGACGCAATGATTAACGGGCAGGGCACTTGCACCTACCTTGATTGGGACCCGATCACCAACACTCCGTTGATGTCCTTCAACACCACTCAACTCATCGCTAAAAACCTCACCGCCTCGGGTGCTTCCGGTGTTATGACATTTATCGGCCAGCACTCATTTGTAGTTGGGCAAAGCATCACGACAACCAACTTCTCCGATTCAGTATTCAATGGAACCTGGACCATTGCTTCTGTTCTTGGATCAACCGGATTTACCGTCACCTCGTCGGCTGGCAATGGGCACACCGCAGCCGCTGGTGTGGCTAAGGGAACCGCAAGCCAGTCGTACATCTTCACCAATAGCACTACATCTTGTGTCACTTCGGGGTATGTGGACTCAGGTTTGATTACCTACGGAATCTCAGATAATAAAAATGCTATTTCGCTTGATGTCGGTATTACCAATGTCGCTGGTAGCCACGGAAACTCAAGCGCATCCTTCACGGTTTCGGTTGACAACGGCACCCCGTTCTCCATCGGCACTTACTCAGGCGCAGCTCAGAAGGCCACCCTTCCATTCCCTCAGCAGTTCGGTGAGCAGTATCGAGTCATCACAACGCTGAACGCCGGTCAAGATGGTGCCAAGTACAACAATGTCAGCCCGACCCTGAACCGCTGGACGCTCAAGGCCCTGCCAGGTATTCCTTCCGGCATCCAGATTGAGTGCGTCATCCTTCTCTACGAACCCTACGAGGTTGATGGTCAGACGGTTTACCAAGACCCGTATGTGGAATACGCCTTCTTGGAAGCCCTGCGTCAGAGCCAGCAGGTCGTCACCTACGTTGAAGGGCCGTTCACGGCAGCGGTCACGGTTGACATGATTGACTGGCTCCCCGAGCGCCGCAGGTCTGTGTACCAAGGCGGCTACCACGGCGACCTAGTTGTAACTCTTAAGACAATCACCGGATAGATAAGGTACAATAACGACATGGCTTTCCCCTATTTGAGCAACCGAACCTATTCTGGTTCTGCTCAGCCAACCACTCTTTCAACTCAGATTGCCAGCCCAAGCGACTCAAGCTTCACGTTGCTTAACGCAGGTACTTGGCTGACTACTGATCCCACCACGGGTAAGTCATCCATTTACCCTCTGGGCACCGACTACACCGGCATTAACACGAACATTCCATTTGTGGTTGCGGTGGACTATGGCACGGCCAATGAGGAAAAGATTCTCTGTCAGGCTGTCAATTTTTCAACGGGCGTGGTCACGGTTTGGACCGATGGCGCTGGAAACAACGGGCGTGGCTATGACGGCACCACGGCGCAGTCTCACGCTGCCGGGGCCATCTGCGTTCCGGTGTTCTCAGCCGGCGAGGCCGACGAGGCGAACAACGCTGCCGCTGGAACCATTGGTTTGATTCAGCAAGCCGGTGACATGCTGGTGGGTAACGCAGCAAAATCCATGTCTCGACTTGGCGCTGGCACAAGTGGCTACCTGTTGACCTCCAACGGCACCACCTCTGCTCCAAGCTGGCAGGCACTCAACGCAGGAAGCCTGTCGGGCGCTGGCAGCACCTCGGGCCAAGTTCTCACCTCAACGGGAAGCAGCACCGCCCCCACTTTCCAGAGCCTTCCGATTCCTTCCACCTTTGGCAATGTTGGTCAGTACCTTGTCTCAAACGGTAGCGGTGTGGCTCCCACTTGGCAGAACGCACTTGTTGCCTCTGCGTCCACGACCACGCAGACGAACCTGACCACCACCAACGCAACTGCAATTACTGGTCTTGCGACAAGTTCTACTGCTTACAGCACGGCTCGCAAGTACCTGATCAGCGTTACGTTGCAGCTCAGCACATTTGGTGGGACGGCAAACACCACTTCGGTGTATGTCTACAACGGAAGCAGCCCCCTGAGTCCGGCAATTGTGCTGCCCGGTTCACAGCTTGCAGCAACCGATACTCGGGCTTTCTCGGCTCAGTACCTTTGGACTCCGCCCTCCAGCACCAACTACACCTTGAGCGTGTACGCACAGACCACCGCCGCAACCGTCAGTGTTGGTAACGGAACGGTTGGAATGTCAATCGTCGTTACTGCTGTCGCTTAATTGTAAGGAATTATATGGCTATCTACCCTGGAGCAGAGTGGCACGGCCCTGTCCCCAATCAGGGCGACTACATGGGCAACGTCCGTCTTGGAGTTGTCCACATTATGAGTGGTACTCAATCTGGTACTGATGGTTGGTTCCACAACCCCAACGCCCAGGTGTCGGCACATTTTGGTATCGCCAAGGATGGCACGGTCTATCAGTGGGTGGATACTTCCCGCATCGCATGGGCTGAGGCCAACTACAACGGCGAGGCCATCTCCGTTGAGCACGAGGGGCAGGCCGGGGACGAGCTTACCTTTGCTCAGGCTGTTTCCTTGTCTCGACTGATGGCGTGGGTGTACGAGACCCACGGCGTTCCGCTTGGCCGGACCTCTGACCCTAACGGTCGTGGTTGGATTGGTCATGGCGAACTTGGCATGGAGGGTGGCGGGCACCTCGGTTGTCCCGGTCAGCCCATCCTTGACCAGTTGCCTACCATCCTCAAGGCAGCATGGGAGGTTATCTTCCCACCCGCTCCAACCCCTCCGGTTCACCGCACCCTTACCCGTGGTATGGCAGGGCTTGATGTGTGCTGGGTTCAGAACTACCTCAAGGTCAAGGCAACCGGCGTGTTTGATGACCGGACCTGCCGTGCCGTGCTGAAGTTCCGCAAAGCCAATGGATTGCCTGGTAACGCTGTTGTCGGTCCCCGAGTGTGGAAGCTGATGGGCCAGTGACGTTTGACCACCTCTCTCGACTCGGCGCTGACCTCGTTGTGATCCTCGGTGCCATCGGTGCCGGTATCGGTGCAGCCCTCGGTTACGTCAAGAACAAGGATCGCAACTGGTGATTTCTCCGGTCCGTTCGTGGCAGGAGCGTGCGCTTATTTCGTTTGACAATTGGTTCACCTCGCCCGAGTGCGTGTGGCAGACCCTCTTTGCCTGCGTCATTATCTGCATTGTGGAAGTGGTGTGGCCCAGCCTTGACCCGCACTACTTCTACCTCCTCGCCATCCTGACCCTGTACTCGGCAGTAACCCAGCCTGCTCTGGCCCAGGCATCGGCTGCCACCACCAAGCAGTTGCAGACCATTATTGAGCGGCAGGCCGGGATCATTGAGATGATGCAGCAGGAGCTGGCAGAGACCAACGAGATCCTTGACGATGTGCGGGAACTTACGATGGATGCCGAAGAAGATTAATGTTCTGGCACATCGTTTGGTATTCCCTAATTGGCTGCGTCGGGATGGCTGTGCTTGATAGCACATCTACTATCTTGACTCACGCCATCACCGCTGGTCGAGGCCACCTCGCAGGCGTGATGAACATGGCGTATGACGTAGCCAACCTCACCGTCTTGTCCCTGTCCGGTGTAGCCCTCACCCACAACTTTGGGTTTTGGGGGTATATTGGAATTATTCCAATTCTAATTACGGCGTACTTTGTTACCTATCACGCCACGGTCCACGGCCACGAGAACATCGTGGACGAGGAAGAGGAGGCCGAGGACAAAGAACGGGACCGAAAGATTTGGTGGATTGAACGAGAGATCCAACGGATTAAGGCAGAGAAGAATGACCGAAACTAATTACTCCCCCGGCGACCTAGTTCTCGCCCACTCCAAGGGTGCCTTTGCCATCCTCATTCGCTTTGGTCAGTGGCTCCGTCCATCGTGGAGGCCCTACAAGAAGTGGAACCACGCTGCCATCATCGTTGATGTAGGCGGGGTTGGAGAGCCCCTGTGCGTGCAGATGGGACGACGAGGCCAGCTCTCACCCCTGTCCGATGTGGCTCCTGGTGGCTATGTGGAGGTTCGACCCCTGCCCGCTGGGGTGACAAGGACCAAGGCTGTGAACTACGCCAAGGCTCAGATCGGGGTCAAGTATTCCGTAGCGGCCATCTTCTCCATCGCCCTTACCCTGCTTACCCCAAAGATGTTCCACTTTGATTTTCGTCGCAAGGGAAATGCTTTGATTTGCTCGGCACTTGTGGCAAGATCGTGGGAGCACGGTGGATGGTCGTGCCCCACAGATCCATTTCAGATCACCCCCGCTGAGTTGGCGAAGGCAACGGAGGGTGACTAATCAAGGGAGGTAGCATGTCGGATCTTGCTACACACATTGTAATTCCAGACTGTCAAGTAAAGCCTGGGGTGCCGCTGGACCATCTTGTGTGGATTGGTAAGTACCTCACCGAGTTTGCCGGTAAGGAGAACGTCAAGGTCATCTGCCTTGGAGACTTTGCCGATATGGAATCTCTTTCGTCCTATGACAAAGGCAAGAAAGAGATGGAAGGCAGGCGCTATGCCTTGGACATTGAAGCAGCCAACTACGGGTGGGAACTTCTCAACAAGCCCCTTGTTGAATACAACCGTCATCGCTTGGAGACTAAGCACAAGCAGTGGTGGCCTGAGCGTCACATCACCCTTGGCAACCATGAGGATCGAATCTCCCGTGCTATCTCTCTCGATGCAAAGCTCGAAGGCACGATCTCCGAGGATGATCTGAACTACGCCCGGACGGGATGGAAGGTTTACCCGTTCCGTGAGATCCTGTGGTTGGACGGAGTTGGCTACAGCCACTACTTCTACAATCAGATGAATGGTCGCCCCCTCGGTGGGGCCATTGAGAATCGCCTGCGTCAGATCGGCCACTCCTTCACGATGGGCCATCAGCAGGTTCTCCTTCACGGCATCCGATATGTCGCCGGGAAGCAGCAGAATGGACTGGTCGCCGGGGCTGCCTACCTCCACGACGAGGACTACCTTGGACCACAGCAGGCGTACTGGCGAGGGATCGTTGTCTGCCACCAGGTAGAGGACGGGGCCTACGATGTTATGACAGTTTCGTTGGACTTCCTGTGTCGCAAGTATGCGGGCAAACGATTGGCGGACTACAAGCCCAAGCTGTATGCTCCTGTCCACACCGTCAATTAGGGAGCACACATGACCGTTGGAGCCGATTGGGACTCCGTTTCCAAGGAAGCGCACAGCCTTGTCTTTGGGGACCGCAATGCCGAATACGACCACCCTTCCATTGACTATTGGCGCACCGCCGAACTGTTCAATGCCCTGACCGGCAGGGATCTCAATGTTCGAGAGGCCGTTGCCTTTATGCTGTGCGTCAAGATGTCACGCCTCGGTGCTGCCCTTGACCACGACTTCCCGGTGGAGAAGATTAGGGACACTCTGGTTGACTTGGCCGGGTATGCCGACTGCATC